ACATGCTGGCCAATAATCAGTCTGTTGACCTGGTTACGGTGATGGACACGCTGGGGAAACGTAAAGAGCTTGATGCTGTGGGCGGGCCCGCATACTTAGCAATGCTCACCGAGGGCATCCCCGCAAAACCAAACGTCGACAGCTATGTGAAGATCGTAAAGGCCAAGAGTGTGGGCCGGCGCCTCTCCAACGTCTTCAATGACGGCATGGTCGCCGCGGCAGACGAAGAGAGCGCCGAGACCATAATCCCCGCCATCGCCGAGCAAATGCAGAACCTACTCGCGGAAGGGGTCACCCAAGAGCTCGAGCACGTCTCCAAGGTATTCTTCGCCTACGGAAGCATCGATGAGATGTACGAGCGCATGGCGACCGTGCAGGGCATCCACACGGGCATTACGGAATTCGACAAGATGACTATGGGCTACCAGCCCAAGGCGTTGAGTATCCTCGCGGCCAGACCCTCCATGGGCAAAACCGCTCGAATGATCTGCGACGCCTATCATTCAGCAGTAGTGCTGAAGCGTCCAACGGCGATCTTTACTCTCGAGCAGGACAAGAACGACTTTATTCGCCGCATGCTTTCAAACGTCGCCAGCGTGCCTTATCGAGATATCCAAGGTGGCACGCTTACCCGCGAACAGCGCCATGGGATGCAAGACGCCCAGTCTCGCATTATGGACGCTCCGCTGTACATCACCGACTCCACCAGGATGACCTGCACACGCATCCGGGCCATGTGCAGCTCCATGAAGCGCCGGGGAGGTCTTGACATAGCCTTTATCGACCAGCTATCAAAGTTGAAGAGTACCGACGTTTACCGCAAGGGGATGCCCAAGCACGAAATCATCGGAGAGCAGACTGACAGCCTAAAGCAGACCGCACAGGAGATAGACATTGCGGTAGTGCTGCTCTGCCAACTTCGCCGGCACGATGGCAAAGGCGACGCACGCCCCCACATGGACAGCCTCAAAGACTCAGGAGATATCGAAGAGGATGCCGACATGGTCCAGTTCCTTCATCGGCCAATCTACTTTGATCGCAAGAGCCAGGAACCAGACGAAATTATCATCGCCAAGCAGAGAGAAGGCGATACCGGAACCTGCCAAGTGAAATTCAACGGAGCATACATGCGGTGGGGTGAGGTCGAGGGTACCCCGGTGCAGGGCGAGTTCGGGAACGCCTACTGAGCCTGCCATTGACGGCCATAGTGTCCGAGCCAAAAATCCCATTGATCTTGCAGCGCTTCAAAGTACGCGTAGGGGATCCACGCAAATCCCTTATCTCCCCACGTGTCCGCCCATGAATTCTGACACTCAAATGCCCCAACTTGCCCGAGAACCTGCTTTGTATCATCGCAGCCTATAACATGCATTTCGTGGCCGCCGATCGAGGAACCCGATGGCATGGCAATCAATCCGTCCTCCGCGGCCTGGTCGCTCTGGAATTGCTGGAAGAGTGGGGTTCCCACAGTAAAGGTGTAGTTCGATTGCAGGACCGTCTTTGCGGTGGCGACGTCCATGATGCGATGGTAGGCCTGAAACTTGAAATTGGCCGCCTCTGCCACTTGTGCTGCGGTGGGCATCTTTAGCAGATTAGTGGAGGCATAGGGATCTGAGGACTCAAGACAGCACCCAACCGAGCTCAGCACGGTAAAGATGGTGCGGGAGTCTGCGCCGGCGTCCTCCGCAAAGGTTCCTTCGGCGATGCGCTCCTGGGCGTACTGGAAGAGGGGAGAGAGGCGGATGGTGGCTCGGGCATAGCTTAGGGGTACCTGAGACTTCATCTGGCGGACGGCCCGCTCAAAGTGTTCCGTTGCGGCGTGGGCCGTGCAGCTGCCCAATTGTCCCTGATCCTTGATGTATGGCACCTGCGAGCGGTAGCTGATGATCAGCGGAGACGCGGGAGCGTTGGGGGCTACTACGTGGTCGCGAGGATCAAAAGTATCCTTGCGGACATTGAGAATGTGGCTCATGGGTCAGACTCCTAGCGAATAGATGCACTTGCAAAGGTCACTCTCTACCCACAGAGGACTAAGGTGCAGCATCTCAGGGGTGATGAGCGGCGTGAAGTTGGGGAGGACGTTGAGGAGATCCCTGGCTTGGTAGATGCTCAGCAGCATCTCGGTCCCGTACATGCTGCAAATCTCTTTGTCTGTGGGCTGGAGGCTTAGCCACCGATTGTGCAGCAACAGGCCGGCGATGTCCATGAAGTCGTATTTGGTGCCCACCTTCGCCCGCGCCCTGGACATAATCAGGGAGAGCTGCTCGTCGGTCACAGTGCGAGCATACCGTCGCTCGCGGATGGGGGTGCAGTACGTCGCGAAACGTTCCTGCACCCCACCTTCCGCCCGAGCTCCCAGCCAGGTCTCATCTGGCGTCCCAAACTCAAAATGGTCCCACTCTGAGTTTGTCCACCAGGCGATACCGTCGGCGATGGGGTCTTTCGTCTTGATGAACCGACAAATTAGATCGGCCATCTACTTGATTGCAGCGCCGGCCAATGCGGGGTTTGCCGCGATGATCGAATTCCACTGCTTACGGAAATCACCCTTGTTGTGGACGGTTACCGTCAGATGCACTTGACGCACTGCGGAAACTGCTGGAGTCGAGGTCGGAAACAGCATGATGATCTGCTCCACCGTTCCAAGGGCAAGCTGGATTAGGGCTTGGTCCTGCGCGCCGATGGGCAACAGGCTGAGGTCCGACTGAAGAATCGACAGCACCTGCAGAACATCCTGCGCGGGTGTGCCCGTCTTCCAGTTGGCGATGGCGGTCTCGGCAGCCTGGGTGTCCGCCTGAATCTTGGCGACATTAGCGGTGTTGCCCTCAAGGGTTTCCAGAGCGGCGACAGCGGTTCCAACGGTTGCGATTAGCTCGGCGGCGGTCTGTTGGCCGCTGCAGCCAATCGTATTGAATGCGAGGGTTGAGCAAAGGATAGCGATTACGACGGAGGGCAAGTAGCGCTTCATTGGGTGAGGCTCCTTATTGAGAGATTTTCTCCGCGGAGACCGTTGTGGTCCCGGCCGGAGTTTCCTGCTTGACCTCTACAGATTCTTTGAGGACGGCCTGGATAGGCGACTGAGCCAAGTATAAGCGCACGCACCCGCCAGCTGTTGCGACGATTGTTAGCGCAAACTTGGTGATGCCCGCCTTGGTGCCAAAGTCGGCGAAGGGCGCGGCCACGATAGCTGAGATGCAGCCGGTCACCACAGCGACCTCTAGGCCTTTCAGCCACTGCTTTACGGGCGGTGGAATCTTCTGCCAAAATACGTTCAACTTGTTCATAACGGGTCTCCTAGGAGTCTGTTTACATGGCCCCAAATAACGCCGTCACCCAGCAACCAAGGCTTACGGAGCAGAGTAACGGTGATCTTGCCAGCTGCAATCGTCCAGCCAATGGTTACGCCGTCTGCCTCTGCCGTGCCCGTGGGCTTGGTGGGATCGAGTTGAGGACCGCCCGCAGCCTCGATCTTCGCAGCTAGCGCCGTTGGGTCGGTAAGGATGTAGGTTTGGGTATCGCTCATGATTCCTCCGGCATTTGAATATTGTAGTTCTGCTGCAATTCGACGGTATACGCCAGAACCCCTGCGTTAGGCGTCGACGTTGGTTCTCCATGATTCCAGCACTGCCCGATCTGCACGAGTGAACCAGGCTTGAACCGCCGCAGAAGGCTGTTGAGGGCACTAACGCTGGCCTGGCACGCCGTTTCTAGGTCGGTGAAGTCGTCAGGCGCGAACGTCGCAGCATTAGTCAGCATTACCTGCCATGGCCCATAGCTGCACGCTGCGGCATGACCGTATTCCTCCAAGAGTGTGGGCATATTTCCAGACCCCGCGTAAGATCCACCAAAGTCATAGGCTGGCTCATGCCGAGGAGTCACATTTAGGCCAAAACTGGATTCATTGCCGGATAGCGCCCAAAGCAGTTGTGCGCCGTCGACGCCATCCGGAAGCGGCTCAACCTTAGGACCAAACTCCATGCATACCGCAGCGATTTGGGCTTTGGTAAAGCTCACTTTGCTCCCAGATAGTGACCGAGAATTAGCATGCCCAAACCACCGATACCGCCGAGCAGCCACTTCACCACGCCCCAGACCTTATCCCTACGGACAGTGGTGGTGGCCGTTACGAGGGTTGCGACGTTATCCCCGAGCTGGTCAACTTTGGCATCGATGGCTTTGAGCACCTTGTCCTGGCGCTGGAGTGCACCCTCGCGCCCAGTGCCGTTGCCATCGATGCCAATTATGCGCTCTTCGATCCTGCCGAACCGCTCGAGGTTCTGTCCATGCAGTTCTAGCATCTTTGCGCCAATCATCGCTTGTACCTCTTCTCGCAAACTAGATTCCACTGCCCCCACCTCTGGTTAGATTCTCCACTACACCCCCGAGGAGGCCTCAGAACAAGTCCTTCAACCATCCAAACAGCCAATCCAAGAGCTTCTCCCACCAGCTAATTGGCGGTGGCGACGGACAAGCCGGTGGGAGGCAGAGGAGAGAGCGTGCCAGTCGCCGTGTTCGAGGGGCCAGACGCCACACCGTTCACGGTTGCCGTCACGTAATAGGAATATGCCCCTGCTGTGACCGTGGTGTCTACATACGGGCCGCCAGCCGCTATGCCTGTCGCAATCTGGGTAAACGCTGTACAGGACGTTCCAACGCAGCGGTAGACCGTCACAGTTGAACCAGGGGTAGCCGAGGCTGTCCATGTGAGGGTGGCGGAAGGCGCTCCGCTCGTTTGCCCGAAGGCGACACCCAGCATGGCATGTTTGGTTTGGGCCGAGGCTGGCAGGCAGAGGACAAGTAAAGCGGCGAGTAGCGATAACTTCGTTTTCATGGTTCTCCTTAGTGTACGGACGTGCCTGATGACAAGGCTACTCCAGATGAAAATTGAACTCCGAGAAATGTTGGCGGTGCCACACCTGGTTCAAGCGCACCGATTGCTGGCGGGTTAGGCCGCGTGACGCCTACAAAGTCCAGCGTAGAGGCGAGGCTGGAAGTCCCTGCACCGATTGCGGGTGATCCGCTTTGCAACTCAAGATTCGTCCAAGGACCCTGTGTTGTGGTGTTCGAGAAGTCTGGATTGGTTGGAATTGCCTGCGAAGTTAGACTAGAGGCTGGCGATGTGCTTCCCGGCGTCGAGGCGCTATAGAAGAGGTTGTTGTTGCCCGCTAGTGCGGGGCCTGAGACTCCCGTATTCGAGAGGTAAACATTCTGCGTTCCGGTATTGGTGTACGCTGGTGCCGCGATGATGTTGTTGACCAGGTTTAGCGTGAGCCCAGTCTGCCCAGTCTCGTAGAAATAAAGGATCGCGCTCGCGTTGTTGACATTGTTCGCGTTCAAGTCAGAAGAGCAGTCCCACATCGTGTTGTTGTAGATGTTCACTGTGCCGGAGCCTGCCGATGGAGCCTCGCCCGGTGAGGCGATGCAGGCGTGGTTTCCGTCCGAGTCCGAAGCGGCCTGAATCCCGACGTGGTGAATGATGTTGTTGTAAACGTTGATCGCGCCCTGCGTTGGGTCGAGCGTGGCAAGGTTGATCCCGGCTCCGTTCGCCCCTTCAATATCGTTGTCGTGGATGCTGAGGCCACCAAATCCGAGGCTAGAGTCTGATGCGAGATTCACCTGTATCCCGTTATAGGTGCAGACATTCGCAATCTTGTTCCAGCCAATCTCTTGTCCATTTCCATAGGTATAGAGGGCGTGATATTGCTTGTTTGACAGCCCTCCCGGCGCGGTGCAACTCGCGTTCGGGATATAGTTCCCCAGGATCTCAAGGGCGGTGTTGATGTCGCCTTCGAATCCGCCAGCCAAGGCACCGCTTGATCCATAGCACCCGTTGCAATGCACTGTGTTGCCGACTGCGCGCATTTGAGGTCCAGAAGCGGTCTCCCCAAACGTCAGACCCCCTCCGGCGTTCGCAGACGTCGATGTTCCATCGAGCGTGAGTCCGAAAACCTGCATGTATTGGTCGGAGTAATCGCGTATGCCGAAGGACGAATATCCGTCCCCTCCGATGCTTACAATAGCTCCCGGTCGCGCGCCCACAGACGTATACACGTTCGCTGTGGTGAATCCGTTGTTGAATGCCAATCCCGCATAGTCGCTCGGGCCGCCGTAGGGGTAGCTCGCGCCGTTGAGGAATATGAGGGTATCGCCTTGCGAGATGCAGGAATAATACATTTGCGGGGTGCGAGCGTTGGCCGCAGGCCCATAGTTCCCAGACCCACCGTTGAGGGTTACGGCTGCTACGTTCCCGAGCGTCCAAGGGCTTGCGTAGGTGCCGCTTCCGCCGCTGCCGTCACCAGCGGTTCCGTTCTTCAGGTTCGCGCAGGTGAATGATCCAGTTGTAACGTTGTCGATGCCCGAGCCGATGTAATAAATGCTGTGGCCCGTCGTGACGGCAAAGACCATGTTTGAGCATGATCCGCCAGGGAAATTGAGGATGATGCTTCCCGAGCCGGTCGCCCCGCTGGGTACCTGAAACCCTATCTTCTGACGATTGCCCGTTGGATCAGCGCCAAGATAGATGAAGTTGGTGATCGCCGTACCGTTGACCGTACCCGTTATGCTCCCAAGGGTTGAGCCGAAGCCTACGCCGAATACGTCCACGTAAGTTCCACCACCGCCCTCACCGCCGCTTGCGGGACCCGATTGCACATCCTGGTACATGCAGACGGGCGAGGCGAAGGCTAGAGGGGAGCAGAGTAGGAGCGCGAGTAAGAGGAGGGTTTTCATTTACGATCCTCTTTGCGCACGAACCAGCCGACCACACAGCAGAACATAGCGATGGGAAAAATAATCCAAAGATCAATCATTGGCTTGCCGCCGATAGAGCCGTTATCTTCATTGATGTTGCGCCAGTGGCCGCGAGAAACCCAAAGGTTGTCCCGGTCGTGTTTGCCGTGGTGAAGGAAACGGACGCACCGCTCGGACCCGTAACCTTCGCACTCGTTCCATTCAGCGTCACCGTATAGCTACCCGTGTTGGGGCTCGCGGCGCTTACTGGGATAGTTCCTTTCAGCGTGAAAGTCCCAGAAACCCCGTCGTAGATGTTTATCCCGTTCGCACCCGAATACGAATTGATGGCAATGTAGTTGTTGACGTTCGTGTACCGAAGATAAAACCCGCAATAGACCGATCCCGTCCCAGCACATGCATTTAGGGTGAAGCGAATGACCTCATTGGTTTGGCCAGTATTGATTAGGTCTGGATTTGTCGTCGGTCCGCTAACCGATACCCCTCCTCCAGTCTGATAGGTGAAGTCGGTCCCACCCGCGTTCGTCCATGTGCATCCAGAACCAGCGGTGCAAACGGTCGGGATGGTTCCGGCGAGATTGGTGCCAGAAGAAGCTTCGGTGAATCGCGTATTCAGATAGAGCGATTCAATCGTGTAGATTCCACCTAACGCCAAACTGTTGTTATATCCAGCCGCCTGCGCCGCCGCCAAAAGAGTTTCAGTACTACTAACCGTGATTGGAGTTGTGTAGACGGTTCCCGTAGAACAGGTTCCGACTCCACTCACCACGGGAGTAGCGCCGTTTGTTGTGTAGCAAACGGTAGCCCCGGAGGATGGGTAGGCTGTCAATGTCACTGTTTGCGAGGCGGTATAGGTCGCCGGTATTGGACTGAATGCAACGCTGGCCGTTGGAGTTGCTGTAAAATATGTCACGAGCCCCGCAAGATTGACCGTACCTGGACTCACCGCAGAATCTCCGTTAGCCGTGTTCACCTGAAGTGTGCTGTTGAAGATCAGATTGTCTTGGGGAGTGGATGTAAAGAACCTATAGCCCAGCGAGTCATAAGTGCCCAAGGGATTGGCTAACCCCGCAGTTGTACTCGTAAGTCCTTGAACCGCCCAAAGAATGCCCCACTTGTCGGTATGGAAAGCGTTTGTTCCATCTCCACAATAGAATCCGCACCCAAAGAAGTCCTCGCCGCCATTCGCTGTAGCCGCCAGAATCGAGTCCGCTGTCACGGTGGGGGTGGCCTCTATCGTAGTGAAATTCACGCTTGAATTTACCCATTGCGCGATGGATTCAAGTTGCCCCCCGCCAGATGAGGTGATTGCGGGGAGTAGTGCCACTTGCTGTGCGTTATAAGCCCCAGTGTTCGCGGCAAGCGATGGGAAGTAGGTCGGATAAGCATTCCAATATCCTGTGGAGGGTGGTCCGACTGGAGTACCCGGACGGTAGCTCGTATCAAAGTAAATTGAAATGTCGCCCAAAGGACTCGCGTTCGCTAGTGCAATCGTACAGCCGTTGTAGTAGTTAATGTTTACGCGGCGATTGAACGAGAATGAATCATAGAACGAGCTATTGGACAATGGCACGCTGATCTGACCCGTGCTAAAAGCTTGGGGATAATCCTGAGACATCAAGAACAGGCCAAGCGGAACCGCGACCATGCGCCCGTCGCAGGAGATTTCAATTTGACTATTCTGGATAATATTAGGGAGGTCTCCCCCGACCACATTACCCATCGTCAAATGGAGGAAGGTGATCGTGCCTGCGTTTCCGCTGGCTACATTGAATACCTGCGTCGTGCTTCCAGCCAAAAGAACGCCCGTCTTGCCGGTTGTCGTGATGATACTTGGACGCGTGTCCAGTCCAGCCGTTTGGATCTGCGCTGCCGTTGCCACCGTAGGAGCCGACGTAGCCCCAGCCCCGAATAAAAGTCCAACAGGAAAGACGATGTTATTCGGGCATACCCCAGCTACCCAACTCCCCGCAAAACCCAGCGCGCACTCGCCGTTGACTGAGGCCAAGGTGGTAGGAACGCCCGTGCCAGTTGTGTTGACTAAAAGACCTGTGCCCAACCCAGACAGCCGCGTGCCGTTGATTCCCTGTACTGTCGTAGCCCCGCCTGTGCTGGTGCTGGTTGCATCGCCAGAGAGCGCGCCAAATGGGGTAGCTAGATTCGCATTCGGTATCCCAGTCGGCAGCATGGCCACCGTAAGCGAGCAGTAGCTCGGCGCGGCTGACGTGCCTGTGCAATTGCCGAATAGAGTGTTGCCTGCTGCGTTGCTAAGGGCGAAGATCGGCGTGGTCGTAGGATTGGTGACGCTGAAGATTGGCGTTAGGCCAGAGACAGATGTGACCGTTCCAGATCCTCCGCCTCCACCGAAAGAGCATTGCGAGAAGGGCGGTCCACCGGTGCTTGTGCACATCGGAACGAAGCCTGGGGGGGTTGCGGTGGGGTCGCCGAGGAAGACACTCGAGGAAGACGTATCGGGCTGGAAGGTGTTACCACCATCCGAAGACAGCATGATTGTCCGCAGCGGTGGGGTCGACTGCGCACTCCCGATCGCCGCAGCACCTAACATCACTAATCCGCAAAGAATCTTCTTCATCGTTTTCACCTATGGCTGGCAGTTATAGTTCACGGTTACAGTGGTGCCAAGAAGCGTGGCCGTGTTGGAGAAGCTAACGCCCGTTGCAGTTGCGACTGAGTTTCCAACACCTAACCCAGCCCCGCCATTTTGAGTAATAGTGCATGCATAGGCGGCCGTGGTGGTTGGCCACACCAACGTTAAGAACGTGCCCGTGGTGAATGTTCCCCCAGCTACCGAGTAAGTGCCGCGGAGATTCGTGCAGGCCGCCGTTAGACAAGTGATCGTTCCTGTTCCACTTCCACCCGTGGCTGAGGTAATCGGGTTGGAGATCGCGGTGTAGGGATTAGCGATGTTCGCGTTCGGCAGAAGTCCAGTCACCCCACCGGCCGCGCTGCTCGCCAAGTTCACCGTTGAGAAGTTCATTAGTGACGTGAATTCTGAGCCGCCGTTGAGGTCGACCATGAATAGATGGGAGGAATCTGCGCGTATCGTGTCCACGCCGGCAGCAGGGGTTACGGCGGTTCCTGCTTCCGCGAAAGCGCCGCAACCAGATACTCCAGCGCCACAGGTCGGAGGCGATGATCCAAGCGCAAGGCTCGTTGCCGTCAAGGTGGTGAACGCTCCGCTATTCGGAGTTATTGATCCGATCGTACCTGGAGAACCCCATGGAACGATGGATGATGCGAGCAGGCCCGAGGACAATTGCGGAATGTCACTACCCGTGGTGCCTAAGGCGATACCACTAGTGATCGTTGACGAGGTACCAAAGATTGCCACGTATCCCGTTGTTCCGCCCGAGATGCCGTCCGCGGGGCAGTTAGTCCCTGTGACCAAGCAGACTGCATTGCCTCCGATTGTCGTTGCGGCGGCCAGAGTCGTCGTGCTCGATGAGGACAGCGTGGTAAAGGCTCCAGAGTTGGGTGTCGTGCTACCGATCGTGCCAGGCGTTGCCCACGGTATCGCGGCCCACATCGTTAGGCCCGTAGGTCCTGCGCTTGTCAATACCTGCCCAGCAATTCCGAGACTACCTCCAACCTCGTACGCCAAGGCATTGAAGGTTTCCGACCAATTGAGAGTTTCGTCGTAGAATGGCGATCCGGTATGAGTGAAACTTAGATTACCAAAGCTATCATTCGTCTGAAAGATGCTCGTAGTCGTCTGCGAATGCAAGAGATACATCAGCGACCGAGTAGGACCATCCGTTAGGTACATGGTATCTTCCCAATATCCGGCATCCGTATGGAGGAGGGCCAAGGATGGGTTGCCGCTTGACGCGCCGTTTCCAAACCTCATCATGTACGGCAGCGGAGTTCCGCCCACATCATTCATCTGCAAACAACTACTTGGCACAGAGTAATCGTTCGGCGTCCACTGGCCGCAGACTAAACGTATGCCCTCCATTGAAATTTCGGCTGCAGGGGCACCAACTAGATTGTCAGCCAGAGTCAGGGGCATGATGTTGGTTGCGAGGGTGGCCGTATTCGTCGCGCCATTGCCAGAACCTGTAATGAGCGCAGCCGAGTAGATCGTTACAGCGGTGCCGCTGGCGAGAATGTTTCCTGTGCTGCCGTTGCCGTTGCAGGCTCCTACTCCTCCACCGACGCAGTTGCTAAACGCAAGCTGAGTTGAAGAGAACGCCCCGTCAATGATGTAAGCCACCGGCCATCCGACTCCTATGGCGGCATTTGAAACGAACGCCTCGCTGACAGGGCCACCCTGCATTACGCGGGCCGCGTTGCCATTATTCCACGCGTTGCGCGTACAGAAGGTGATCGAGTCAGTTGTTGATCCAGTCGTCACCGCAATGATATAAGCTTCTTCAGCGAATGGTCCGGAGAGATGGATATCCAGTGACGTTCCAGGCGAGGTGGCGACTACTGGGCAACTGGTGATTCCTCCAGATACGGCAAAGTGTCCCGGCGAAGCAGGAGAGGTTCCGAGCGTCACCGTGCAGGTTGTCGCTGTGTATGCCTGATACTGTCCGTTGCCGTTGCCTGTGCATGATCCGGGGATAAGCGTGCCCCATGCGGTCGAAACGGGCACCGTCCCTGCTGTGAGCACGTAGGACATGCCGTTCTGGATAATGCTCTCGGCTCCGAGCGTCACAGACGAAGTTGTCTCAGAAGTATTAATGAGGATTCCGCCATCCGGCAAGTTATCGTGCGGATGAGGATTCGTGCAGTTGATGTTGCAATTCAGCGCGGCCAGCGTAACCGAATTTGCGCCGTTGGTCGGAGCGGCAAGACTGGCGGTCATCAGCAAACCAGCCTGCGAGGACGTGGAGAATGTACCAGCGGAGGGGACCCCCGAAAATCCTGTCCCCGCAATCGATCCGTTTGCCGGAGAGTTGCCGGTGGCGGCGTAAAAATAAATCGTCTGTCCTGCCGCTGGCGTCACAGTTCCGAAATCAGAGGGCGTCCACGTCACAGTGCAGGGCGATCCTGTGGAGCAAGTCAGCGCGGAAAGCGAGACTCCAATAGGCGTGCCGAGGATAAACGAGTTGGTTCCATTGGGAGTCGCAAGTCCGATGTCCACCGTTTGCGCGGTTGTGTTGCCCGTGAACACCACCGAAAAGGTCTGCATCGTGCCTGAGGTCTGGAAAGTTACCGGGCCACCGTTACCACCGATCCAGACGTAAGTGATGCCCGAAGTCGATGAGCTGTGTGGGCCACTTACTGTGCCAACTGAAGGCGTAACGAGCGTGCCGTTGTACCAAGGCGTCTGCGTCATTTGCAACGTCATGCCTTGGCATCCCTCGCCTGAGGTATCAACATATCCCCCGTAGCACTCAGGGTAGCCGTAGATGCAGGAGAAGTCGCCCTCGGCGTTCTTGTCGCAATTCAATTTCAAGCCCTGCATGATGCCGCGCGTCGCCGTGTAGGAGTTCAGTGTAAGCGCGTTTTGCGTGGACCAGCCCTGCGCCGATGTGCCGTTATTGCCAAGGTTGTAGCCCTGACCATACGACTGCATATCAATTACGTTCGATAGCACGGTTCCGACATTGCCGGTCGATATTTGCTCGAAGGTCGTCGAGTCTCCCGGCTGCGTCGTTACTTTCTGCTGGGCGTTTGCTGCCGGATTCAGCGCAAGATACGCTCCAGAAGGCGAAACGTAGACGGGGACGTTCAGCACGCCAGACAGGAAAGTTGCAGCACCGCTCGTGCCTGTCGTCGTAAGCGTCAAGGCGGCTGATCCGCACCCCGTGGCCGTGGTGCAAATGGCCGACCCGTTCATCAAACTGCCCGAGGGAACTTGTACTGGGGAACCGAAGGTGTAATATCCCACATTGGTCGTAGTGTCGATAGTGGAGTTACCTACCGTCGTGCCTGAAGTAGCAATAGGCACGACGCCGTTGGTAAGGCCAGACAGACCGCCACCCGTGCAGCCGACATTCGTCACCACCGCAGGAGAGCCTGTGGGATAGCAGAGCGGGCTGGTGCTGGGGGTTAGGTAGTTGAGTTCAAGGCCTGTTGGAGTTAGGGTAAGTTGTGGTGAAGGTACCGCCGAACTTATGCTCGTTCCAAAAGTTATGATCGGCACAAACGAACCTACTGAGCCGCTCGTTATAGCCATGCCTGAACCACTATATGTTATGCAATTTATTGTACCTTCACTCGGCAGCGTATCGAAGGACCCGCAGATTGAATTGTTGGGTCCTTCGCCACCAAGGAAACTGCCACCTCCCAACTCTATTCCATTCGTAATGGTTACCCACCCAGGTTCATCATTGCTTCCATCTCCTTGCACGCTGAGGTAGATCGACCCCGAGAAATTGTCCACATCGAAGATAGTTGAAGTCTGTCCGGTCAACTCTCCGCTCACCACCAACGACGTTTGGTCATTGCCATCTGTAGGATTAACATACAGTGGAAGCGTAGACGTCACCTGTCCTACGTTGGTGATCTCGTCGATGTGCCCGTTGCCCACCGTCGTTGCTGACGTTGCAACAGGGTAAAGCCCGGTCGTCAGTCCCGTCAGCCCGCCACCAGCCGCAACCCAGTTCCCCTCGTCATTGCAGAACAGGCCACTAGGTGTGCCGTGGGGGGCGCAGTTGACGAGCTGCGTTCCCGCAGTGTTCGACAGGCTGTTAAGGATTGGGCTGTTTCCGGTGATGACCAGTCCGCCGCCCACTGTGAGTTTGCCCGATACCTGCGCTTGGGCCTCGAACAGCGTGTTTCCACCGAACACGTTATTTTGGGCCAAGCCGGGATTGATGGCATTGTTGAAAGCCAACTGGTTTCCCGTGCTGATTGCTTGGAGCTGCGCCGTTGTGGCGCTCAAGGCCAGCGAGAACACGTTGCCTTCAATGGTGCTCCCAAGGACGTGAGAATTCGCCCCATAGCCGTTTGTTCCTCGACGGTTGGTGAGCGTATTCAAGACGAGCGAGGTGGGCGTAATCGAATCCCAGCAAATAGCCTCCACTACAGGGGCCGTCCATCCGCAACCCGTCGATGGGAAGCCCGCAGTGGACGCCACGGGGATCACGAGCGAAGTGGACGTAATGGCTGCCGTAGTGGTAAGGACTCCGGTAGTAAATCCTGGATTGTTCTGATCAAGATTCGCGCACGTCGGCCCGGCGCAGTACGGCGGCAACGCACAACCGGCAGGCCCCAGAGGGCAGTTCACACCGTTGATTAACGTGTAGGCATTCGCCAACGTTGCCTGAACATTGCTGTCTGTGGGATTCGTGAAATTGATCTCTCCCGCCCCACCGGAGTTCTGAAAGTTCACTGGAGATGTCAACGGAGAACCCATATTCACAGTGATGCTAGCGCCGCCACCGCTCGTCGTGCACTGCGTTACAGGTGTCCACCTTCCGAGGCTCGTGTTGAATCCCTCTTGCACAAAGGCTTGAGGAAGGCTCTGAAAGGGTTCTGCCGTAGAAGAGTTCGTACAGGCAGTCCACTGATTCGTGGTGGTGTTCCAGTAATACTCGGCCTGGGGTGTAGGGTTCAGGCCGATAACCTGCGCATGCGCGAAGCCCGCACCGAGAAGAACCAGGACCGCCAAAACCTTTTTCATGCCTACTCCCTATAAATGGGCAGTCCCCCGGTTAGAGGACTGCCCACCGATTACGCTTCGTTTTAGTGGCAGCTATAGGTGAACTTGTAAGCTACCGATGCGGTCAAGGCTGTTGCGCTGGCGGTATAAATCATTGTGCCGGGAGTCGTACCCGAACCAGCCGTATAGGTTAGCGTTCCCGAGGTATACGAATTCGCAGACCCTACAGAGGTAACCGTGCAGGCGGGATTATAGGTAAAGCCACCACCATAGTCCGGCGCCGAAAAAGTAACAGTAAAGACAATCGCTGATGCCGTGGGAGTTGTGCCCGTGGTCAGAGTGATGGTTCCAGTGCTCTGGTTGGAGCCTGCAACGATCGCGATGGTTGGAGACGTACCCGCACCGGTGCTAGCCGCCACAGAAGGCTTAGGCGCCGGCGTGAGCAGTGTGAGCTTATGCGAGGCATTGCAACCGTACTGAGCCCATGGCGTTGCTGTGACGTCGATCACTACCGTTCCGCCCGTTGTGGCGCAGGTTGCGTTGGTGATGACATCGGCGGGAGTGGTGCTGTTGAGCAACGTTGCGTTGCTGCCAGAGATGCCCGAAATCAGGCTGTACCACTCTTTGGTGAGGATGATCGTCGCAGACTTGGTAGCGCGCGCGTTCAGAGCTTCCTGCAACCCGCCCGTGCCGGACTGGAGCGAGAAAGTCGTGTGCGAGTTGGTCGGCGTCAACGCTGGACCGCAGGTCGTTTCTGTCGGAGCCAGATAGCTGCCAGGGGTCACCACTTCCGAGTTTGCAGAGTTGTTGTCCTGGATGAATACCGGGGCCAGCGCCGCCGCATTGCTAAACGCGTAGAAGGTGGTCTGATCCGAGAAGTTCAGCTGGGTGATCTGGCAGGGCGAGAAGCCCGACACCTGGAAGGTGTAGACATTCGGCTGCTGACCCTGCAGAACAAACCGGCCATAGTTGTCAGCGTAGACCCAAGGTGGACCGCCCGCAGGGGTAAAGCCCTGTGCCGCGGCAAAGACCGGCGTCAGTAACGCCAGCAAGAAACTGAACAAAGTGACGATTCTGATGCGCATGTCTTGTTCTCCTGTGGTTGATAGTTGAGGTTTACGGCGAAGATGTTCTTTCGCCAAAGGCAAAGTCTATTTGCCGACCGCGGTCCAGTGGACTATCTCGTTGCCGGTAAGATTGCTTCCTGTTCCACCGATATACGTCATCGCGGCTAAGGCTGCAGTGAATCCGCTGATGTTCGGATTCCCATTGATGCCGCAGGTAAAGTTGGTTTCGTGCGCACCGTCATTTAGCCCGGCCACGGTACATGTCATGATGATTGCCGAGCTTGTGAAGGCATGGGGAAATGTCACCGCTACCGTGCAGTGATTCTGCCCCGAGCAGCCAGAGGATACGTCGGCAATCGTTCCGCCCTCGGTGATCGTTCCATCCGGTCCAATCTGATAGCAGTTCGTTCCGCTGCACGTCCGAGAAGTCACAGGGGCGGAGGCTGTTATTCCCCCGAACCCGTCCCACACCGCGTAAGTTCCATCTGCGCCAGGTCCGGCGGCGGTTACGAGTTCTGTCTCGCTGCCTGTAGTCGCCACGCCAATATCCGTCTTGTCCGTAACCGATGTAACCGTGAGCGGCGTGAGGAAGTTGATTATGGAAGCTTGCGCTACTGTCGCACCGTTGAACTGGATCGTCTGGTAGAACTGCGTCGAGCATGCAATTGGAACATCGTAGGCGGTGCCGTCAGACCCAAGGCAATCTCCCATAGGTCCGGCGGCTCCGTTTACTAGGTACCCCCCGGCGGCATTGATAAGAGCATCGAGGCCGGTTCCCTCAACGTCTACTCCCCAAGCTGGTAAAGCTGTCCCAACTCCAATCGCTCCAACGTTGTAGAGGTTGTACCCCGAAAGACTGAGCGGACCAGAAATGCTCTGGGGATTGTGATTATAGGGAATTGTTAGCACAGGTATTGGGTAAGTTACTTGCCCGTGGTAATACGGGATTCCTTGGGAGAGGTTGTAGGTTGACCCCGCACCGTAGAACTGCCACATCTCCGGGTAGCTAAAGAGGGTGTTTCCGCTTGCATCTACAAGACTTACAGTGTATCCCGTACCAGTGGGGAAGCCTGCATCATTGGCGATTACTCGGCAAGGCGTGAGGTTTTGCGTGGGGACGGCCGCGCCGGTGGCCAGGGGAACTGCTTGGGTAAACTGTGCGGTAGTGCTGGTCGTCTGCCCCTGATAGACCTCATTCCCTGAGGCGGTACCGATATAGACATCCATTCCCGTCGCCTGAGGCGGGCCCGTTCCAACTGGGGGGAGAATTTGAAGTTCTCCAGTGCTGGTGAGTTGAACTGCCACCTCAGGCGAGGGAAGGGTTTGGTTTCCGAACTGGTCGTACCAGGTGAACTGGACGTAGTAGTTGCCGGGGGTTAGCGTACCGGTGAACTGCGCCGTAACTCGCGGACCCATAACAGGATTGCCGATACCTACGACTGATCCGTTCGTGTCGGTTCCGCACTGCGCCGAGGAGACGACGAGGGACGTTCCGGCAACAAAGAAGACTTGTGAGGGAGTGAAGGTAAGGGTGGCGTTCTTTGCGGGGAGTCCGGAGGCAGAGCTAAGCGATCCCTGCAGAATCACATAGGGGGGGACGTATTGCGCTCCGCACTGGAGACTTGCTAGGACCAACCCGGCAACCAGACCGGCAAAGCGCAATTTCCTCATCGTTCCCTCTTAGTTGGGCGGCACGAGTCCTATCTTCTCGATAGCCGCACGATCCGCTTGTTTCTGCTGGTGATCGAGCATTTGTTGCTGCATCGCCAACTGCTTTTCCTGCATTTCCTTCTGGGCTTCCTGCGCGGCCGCCTGCATCGAAAGATTGCGATGTTGCATGCCAACCCGCACCATTTCAACGATTGCGGAGTGGGTGTGCATTGGAAACTGCTCAATTTCCGCGTTGAACTTCTTTGCAATTCCGAAGATTTCGTTTGAGCTGAGTTCTTGCGTAGCCATATCATTTGCCTTTCCGATTGTGCTTCTTTTGAGATTCTATACGACCCTGTTCTATAGCCATGCAATCTGGGCCGCAACAGGTCCATTCGCCCGTAATTCTGAGGTCTAAAAAGAAACGATTCTCGGCCTCTGGACCGAGTAGATTGCGCCTGCAAATCCTGCACACCTTCCATGAAGTCCAAGTAACTCTGGGGGTTCCGCCTGCGTCTTCGTCCTCGCGCATCAACTCACGGGCCAGAATGCGCCGGAGCCAGATGCTATTGTCAGTCTCGGTGAGACCCTTGATTCTTTTGGCAAATGCCCATTCTGGGATCTTGATGGCAGTCGTTTCCACGAATCCGATGGTGGGCAGGCGGGGATATTTCAACCCCAGGGCTTTATATTTTGCTTTCCACTCTCGGCGCAACTGGCGCTCGCGGCGAGGAGAAACGTGATCGAGGGCTGGATACATGTTGCAAAAGTATACCCCTCATGCTACTAATTGCTCAGTTGCACAAGATGCTGATGATTTCAGGCGCAAGTCTGAAGAAAGGCCAATATGGCCGATCCCGAAGTTCCCTCTATCCAATCCCTCCACAATTCAGACATAGACCATCTCCGCAGAGCGATAGCCTTCGCGTGCTTTGCGCACAATGGGCAAGTGGACAAGGTAGGAGAACCCTATATTTGGCACTGCCTGCGCGTAGGAATATCTCTATTGCCCGACGTCGACGCGGCCATAGTGGGGGTTCTCCATGACGTGCTCGAGGATACAGAGTTTGGAGCCGAATCTCTGCGCCCATTGGTGAGCGAAGAGTGTTTTGAAGCTCTGTTAGAACTCTATCGCGAAACGGGAAAGGCATATGAGGACTATATCCGCCAAGTTGCCCTCAACCCCCTTGCATTGAAGGTGAAAGTAGCCGACCTCACCGACAATTCACGCGCAGATCGGCTCAACAAGCTTGCCCCAGAAGTACGTAATCGGCTCCGCAACAAATACGCCAACGCATTGAATATCTTGTGGATGGCAGAAAACACCAATTCAAAAGGAGAAACCCATGAACCGTAGCCTCATCGTCTTGGGGGTTGCGTTTGCAACTCTCTCGCTCCCCGCCCAAACCGTAAAGCCGTCGCCCGCACCCGCTCCCGCCGCAGCGCCTGCAATTTCCGATGCCCTCCGGGCTGAGTTCTTCAAGGCACAGTCACAGATGATTCAGTCATCTGCGCAAGCCAAAGAAGCACAGAGCCAGTTCCAGTCTGAGATCACCAAGATGCAGCAGGTTTGCGGCGAAACGTCCACTCTCCAGATGAGCCAGACTGGTGATCCCGTCTGCGTCATCAAACCCACCGCAAAGAAGTAGGAGCCCATGGCAAAGAGCATTTTGAAGGGCGGAGATGCGCACGCAGCCATCCTCCGCGGCTTTGACGCAGTTGCGGACACCGTAGGGGCAACCCTCGGGCCGCGCAGTGGGACGGTGATTCTTGGCCGTCCCTTCGGTGCAGCGCTGGTCACCAAAGACGGCGTTACGGTGGCAGAAGGTATCTCGGTTCCTGACCCGTTCGAGAATGAGGGTGCCAAGCTCATTCAGGAAGCTGCCCGCAAGACCAACCAGGAGGCCGGCGACGGAACCACCGCTGCCACCATCCTTACTCGCGCAATCTTCAAAGAGGGCGTCAAGGTTGTGGCAGCCGGACATAACGCTATGTCGGTCGAGCGCGGCATCCAGAAGGGCGTTGCGGTTGTCGTCGCAGCGCTAAAGGAACTTGCGCAGCCGGTTGACCAGTCAGACCTCGAGACCATCCGCCGAGTCGCTACCATATCTGCTAATTCGGATGTTGAGATGGGTGATGTGATCGCTCGTGCTGTCCATAAGGTTGGCCTTGAGGGTTCGGTAAGGGTTGCTGAATCGCCAACGCTTGAGACCACCTTGGAAATCTCGCGCGGCCTTCAGTTTGAACGCGGCTTCATTTCCTCGGACTTTATGGCAGACCAAGCTAAGGGCATGACGATGTTCCGCCAATGCAACGTTTTCATTACTGACCGACGCTTGATTGACCAAGGACAGATGATTGCGTTCATGCAAAGATACGGTCAGGTTTGCGGGCTAGTTCCACTAATTCTCATTGCAGAGGACATTGCCGAAGGTGCGCTCCAAGCTTTAGCTGCCAACACTCCAGAGCAGAGAGCACTGAAGCGTCAGCCTCCAATCGCCTTCATCCTTCCCATCAAGCTTCCAGGTTCCGGCAACACAAAGAAGGACGAAATGCAAGATGTCGCAATTTGGGCAGGCGCGCGCGCTTACACGGTTGCCAACGGCGATGACCCCACCAAAGCCAGTGCCGAAGACTTTGGTTCTGTCGATGAAGCAGTGATTACTCCAAGAAATACAACATTTATGGGATCGCATGGTTCGCCTATCCGTCTTGATACGCGCTTGGATGAGTTGCGGACACGACTCATTGACCCAGAGGCGAAGGATTTCGAGAAGGCGCAGATTGAGAGGCGCATAGCAACCCTTCTGGGTTCGGTTGCCGTCATCAAGATTGGATCTAGCGGAAAGTCGAAACTCCTCGAAAAGCGTGATCGCGTGGAGGATGCTGTGCGGTCTGCGCAGGCTTCGCTGAAAGAAGGCATTGTGCCTGGTGGCGGGGTGGCGCTGATTCGGTGTCTTCCTGCGCTGGAATTCGCTATCGAAAGCATGGATTCCGAGGAGAAAGTGGGGGCGGAGATCGTAGCCCAGGCACTTACCCAACCCCTGCATCGTCTGGCGAGCAACGCCGGTAAGAGTGGCGATGTGATCGTTTCGCAGGTAGTAGATAGGCAGACGGGATGGGAAAAGATCCTCGACGCAATGCAGGACCGTCCACAGGGCTCATACCGTGCGCTGACCGAAGATGAGCGCAAAGCTTTGGCCAGCGTTCGTGTACGTTGGGGGTACAACGCCGCCACAGACGAGTTTGAGGACTTGGTGGACGCAGGCATCATCGACCCCGCCAAGGTAGTCCGCCTAGCCCTCCAGAACTCCGCAGAGCTTGCAGGATTGCTGCTTACGTCCGCTGCGCTGGTGGTGGACATCCCAGAGCCTCAGAACGCACTACAGACACCGAGGTAGGCCATGGCAGATAAGCCCATAGTTGCGCGCGAGGTAGACCCTCAGGGAAATTGTTCGGCGTGCGGTGGCATCCACTACGGCACTGGCAGCGTTTGCGTGTACAAGCAGACATTTCCAGAGCCAAAGTTGGAGGCTAAACCTCTAACGGTTGCTCAAGAGCTTTTGGAAGCAGCCAAGCCCTTCCGTCGAGTGCTTGAGGTCAATGTCCCATGGCTGAACTCTCTCGACGAACGAGAACTGGTCGGCTTCCTTCCAGTCGGGCACCCCACATGGGGAGAGTTCAAGCGCTTGATGACCGCTATCTCTGTCATCGATGAGGCGCGAAAGAGAGTGACCGGTGGAGAGTGAGCCCCAACCAATCCGCCTGAAGGGAACCCTCATCCGCTTGCGAGATTCTGGGTTCGGCTTCATCCACGTCCGCGACGGTGGCGATTACTACGTACATATCAGCAACATGCGCCATAGGGCAGAGTGGATCGAAGGCCAGTCGGTGAGCTTTGTGCCAGGGGAGGGCTCAGTTGGAAAAGCTCCTCCCGCAAAAGATGTGGTTGCAATTGCTCCAGAAGTTGAGTAATCTGTTTTCACGTTGAGAGACGTTTGCCCGAGACATCTGCGATTTAGTCTTCGGAACATAAGGGCTACCCCTGTTAGCGCAGGTACGGGGCGTCCACCAAAGAATTCCGTGCACGGCCTGTGCTGGCGTGGCTGACCAAGGCGGCGAATCCTTGGTGACTTCGGCTCCGTTCAAGACGAACGGGCAAAGTTTTAGGACAGCGAGCATCTCTTTTTTAGGCCTTAGACCTAAGACGGTTTGACACTCGGATGTTCCTGAGGGCATGGCCCGTTCGGCTAATCACCGACAGGCGGCGAGAGGAAGGGACAGGGTACCTTCCGTCGTTACGGTCCATGCTTGACCCACAAACCCAACCATGAACAGTACCCCTATAGCGAGTCGGAACCAGCCGATAGCAGGGGTGCGTTTGTGTAAGGTTGTTACACACTTACACTTCAGCGTCTCCTAAGCGGTAACCCCTTACCCCGCTGCGCCTCGCGCTCTTCAATTCTTCGGGTTTCCATCATTGCGCGGCGAGCTAGTGCAGTTGCGTCGGCGCCAGCTTCTCTCATCTTGTCGAGGCTCTCTTGCAATTTGAGGCGTTCTGGCTTCTTGGACTCACGGATAAACGTGTTCCAAAAATAAAGTAGGGAGTCGATTAAATCATCTAGCGGATCCCCATGGACCTTCAGAATGGCCTTGCGCTCATCAATTACACGCGTGCTGACGGAGTTGAATGTTTGCGGCATGCCCGAGGTAAGCACCAGCATATTCGAGGCTAGGCCAGCATATAGGTTCTGCGCATTGTCCTCTGAGTCCTTGTGCGCTTTGACCGAGGGGATTCCGTATTCATTGAATACTTCCGCCATTAGTTCAAACTTGCTCTTGCCCACATCATCATGACTATCTGTTGCGGGATCCATAACGATGAACTCAATTCGCCGCGGCTGGCCTCCGATCTTCGGGGTGATCCACCGTTCCACGATCATCTTGGCGTAGTCAACCGCGCCCATCTGCCGCTCAATAACCTCGTCTATTCCGAAGGTCTGTCCGCTCTCTTGGGTAACATAGAGGCCGGCGGCCGCAGATGAATTCTTGAACCCATAATCGATGCTGATCACATGGTTCATCCACCATTCGTCCTTGATCAACTGCCGCGGCGCCTGGCGCTCGGGGTTCATGAAGCCGAAGTACAAGCTCTCTGCATTGCACCAGCAACCAAAGAGTAGCTGCATTTGAATTTCTGGCGTTTGAGAACGCAGCATATCAATCTTTTGCTGACCATAAAAAGGGTTATCAGCTACGGTAGCCGGAAAGAATGCTGTCGTCATGTGGACGAGTTCGCTCGGAGTTGGAGGCCATGACCAACTAGCTCCGCTGTACACTCTGCCTGGAACTACGGAACGTGTCGGATCGTCATCAAGGGGAGGAGGGGGGTAGTGAAGTGGACAACGATTGCGCAAGAACACTGACATCTGCCATGACGCGCCTACCCCACCAGGATTACTGGCGAAGCGCATTCTCGGGCGTAGCCTGCGATCAATTGGGGCTAGCCACGGAATGACAGCGCGGACTCTCTTGACCGGCTGCATACCGCTTTCATCAATACCTATCCAACTCTTCTGATTTCCTCGGTACTTACCTATATCGCTATCTCGCGCTAGGTAACCAAACCTTATTCGAGCTCCACCTTTGCGCCGTAAAGGTCGACGCGTACGCTCGTCAAATATCGGGAACTCAAACTCGCCTCCGCCTGACCTTCCCCTATAAACCGCCCCCAGTGGCTCATAAACATGTTTCATGCGGTCACTGAGTTGGTCCATTTCCCCGAGACTTTCGCGGAATAGCAGACCCCGAAATGTAGGTAGCCAATACTCCTGCATGGCATCACCTACGAGGTAATCGCTTTTTCCTCCGCCAGATGCGCCGCCCGCAAGGACCATACCAGCCGGAGATCCGATTGCCGCTTGGATAGATGGACTTAATGGCCACCACTGCGGATCAATGCCGAGCGGAAGCTTCGCCACTGGAGGAAAATTCGTTTCGATACGCATCGTTCCGCCCGGAGCTACTGGAGAAGGCGGCGGTATCCAAAATGGGGTAGGGCTGTAAGCCGTGATCATAGGATCTTGATTCGCCCAGCCCTCGCTGGCGCCAGTTGCTGCGGATGGATTGCCGTATCTGGCTCTCTTGCGGGTTCCGGTTGAGTTGGTTGGCTGTGGGCAGCCTCAGGGATGAGTGGCGCCGCCTGCGCGGTTACTCCCACGGTGAACAATGCCTGATAGACGGTTGGCAGAGGCGCATCGTCATCCGGGCTAACCGGCGTGAGGTCTAGACTCTTCGTATTGCCCACCTGGAGGATGCCGGCGCGTACATAGCCGAGCTCCAATGCGCCTTTGACCGTGGCAGCGTGCTTTCTCTCATCAAGGTTGATTAGCTGCACCAGGCGAGTATCCAGGAAGGCCCGAGTTATGCCTTCGGCTTCTACCTGCACCCGTGCTCTCTCACGATCAACGAGTCCAGACTGGCGCTCTATCTCTTCCTGGATTTCGATGCGTTCGTAGGTCTTCTTCGCTTGATTCTTTGCGATGTGCGCTTTCTCGGCGGCCCTGTAGATATCCCGGTAGCGCAGGAAGTGAAATACGAAGTCATGGTCTTTCTTATTGAGTATCTTTTCTTCCATTGCCTCACCTTTGCAGTGCTATACCCATTATCTACAATCGCTTCCAGATCGCCAGAAGCAGGGCATATGTCTTGCCGTCTCCCACCCACCACATTAGTCTGTTTTGCAGAACTTTCCTTCTAAACCAGTTGCGCACGGCAGGCTCCCTTTAGTTGATTAAATAGGCCACGAGTTGAGGATTATCACGCAGTACGCCGAGCAAACGGTTTCAACAAACTCCTCATCAGTTTTGGCACGGCAATATCTCAATCATTTTTCGCCTCAACCGACTCGTTATTGAGGTAGTCTAACGCCATCTTGAGATTCCAGAAAGGGATAAATTCGTGTCTGTCATGACGAAGCACCACACACGGAAACACTGGAAATGTCTTGAGAGAGAAGTACCGTTTGACATAGCTGCTGTCGAGTTGCAGGGTGCCGCTAGTGATGGCTAACTTTTCCGAGCCGCCCTCAACATACTGCGAGATTGCTGGCCGGTGAAGGTCGCCCTGTAGCGCAATCTCTCGTCCGTGAGCTTCCATGCGTATATAGCGCTTTGGCCCGAACGTAGCGTCGTACATGCTGTTGCCGCGGTACTTATGGCTCACCACGAACTTGTACACCTGGTCGCCCACGTGGACGTCGGGGTGGCCTATGCCGTTGAAGTAAACCGAACCCTTGGACATCAGTGCCTTGATCGAATTGAAGCCGGACTGTTTCTCCTCGCGCTCCTCATGGTTGCCCCAACATGAGAACGCTATCTTATGCTGAATTTCTTTGAGCCAGCTCTCGAGGAATGCGAGTTGCTGTTCCGGTGGGAGAATTTGCCCCATGACTTCTAGGACGGATCGCATCTTGATCGCCATCTCCACCACGTCACCCACGAGCGCCACGTAGAGGTTCGGAGTGCTGGCAATTTCCTCGGTGATCGTGCACAGCATGTCATGGTCTGATCCCCACGATCCGATGTGAATGTCACCGAGTTGGAAGAGAATCACAGGCTTCGTGCCATCGCCCAGCCGTATCTCGGCGTAGCTCTGAGTGGCGCTTCCCTTTTTGCGGAGCTTTTGTCCCTGACCAATCCAATCCTTCCACTCTCGCCAATCGAACTCAGGCTCCTTTTTGTCGGCAATCACCGGAGGCGTGGCCCCTTCCATGTTGAATTCCCACCCTTCCTCGACTAACTTAGCCTTGATTCGGGTGACTACCCCCCCCGCAACGTTGTGCTTGCGCGCAATGGCATCGCGAGTGAACTTACCTATTTTCAGGTCCTCGATGATACTCAGACGTGTCCGTGCAGGTATTGGGGGCTGCGGCATGGTTCTCCTATCGCTTTCGTTTTTCGGTGGCTGCTTTGAATTTCTCTTTGGGACTCTTCTCTGGTAGGTTCAGGCCCGCGCTGGATTGCTGCCACTCCTTCACGCCAGATGCACCGAGTTTCTTCTTTGCATCACGCGTGTACAGCCATCTCCTCTGACTCTCGCTGACTGCTGGCATCTTGGCCCCCTTTCTGCATCTGAACAGGCAACTGCGCGCGGTCGTCAATGAAAACGCCGAACTCTGGGAACTTAATATTCGTAATTGGGAGTTCTTCGCCGATGTTCTTTCTTGTCCATGCCTTGATTGCTGGGATAGCCTCAGGGTCCTTCGCGCGCGCGGTGTATATCCAGACATCCTTACCCTCGGAGAGTAGTTGCTTGACGTGCTCAACCTCCTCGGGAATAGGTGCACCAATGACGGATGCTCCCTTGTAAGTATCAAATTGTGCGATGGTACGATCCAAATCTACTGCTATGCTTCCCGGCGTTGGCTTGTCGTGCCCTGGCGTTCCCGCCGTTACACCCTTTACCGGCCCGTTCGGGTCCACCACCGTCACCTGGCTCTTATTTGCCCGCGCCCTCCCACCGGCCGCAAGCTTTACCTCTACCTCACCCTTCGGACTGATTCCCTTCACTACCCCTGTCCGCCCATCAGGAAGCTTTACCGTAATCCCCGTTCTTACCTGTACCTTAGCTGGGGCACCCGCTGCCCCAGCCTTCGGTTGCTCTGGCGATTCTCCGCGACCTCCTTTGCTTCCAGAATTTTGGTTCTTTGAACTTGCTGGAAGTGTACCAAGAAGATCACTCTTGACACCGTGTGGAGAGATTTTATTTTGGCCTTTCTGGAAGTCTTGCCACGAGGCTTCGTTCTTGCCCTTCATGGTCTCCGCAGCGCCCTTATCCCCTGTTCTTGCTTTCTCGTAGAGGTCGTGCGTGCTTTCTGCGGTGTCCGCCACCTGCTTGGGTAAGACCTGCACTTCGTGAGAGACGTCGCTTCCCGGCTGCTGGACCTGCATCATGTGCGCGTGGAAGGAGGTATCCGGTGCACCATTCTCAAACTCGTCTTTCTCCCGCACCACGTTGAAGTTTTTGCGGATGGCATCTGCCGCTTGCTTGTGGGCATCATGCGAGTCTACGGCTACTCGGAAGCCTGAGAAGTCTGGAATGGTGCGCGGGTTCTGCCCCTCGTCCTGAATCTTCTCGTCTACGCGCTCTTCTGGCTTTTCGTCGCGGGAGCCGTGAATCTTTGCACCCTTGATCGGCGCAATGGCCTTATGCAACCGGTCTTTGATGCCCTGGTGCTCCGCCTTGACCTTCGCGGCTATCTCATCCTCATCATTCGGTACGTGCAGGATGTCGCGGCCAGTCTTAGGTTCTTCTTTGCCGATGGGAGAGTTATGGGAGTCTGTGGGAGAGTGTGCAGCATCCCGACGCACAATGGGAAGCCCGCTGGATTCGTCTATACCAGTGACCTTTCCTGCTGGGTGCGTAAGTCCTTTAGAAGTCGGTGCGTGCGCAGACTTCTCTACCAGCCCGTGATGAAACTTTGGCACCAACCCGTGATGGTAGGTGCTCATTCAACAACCTCATAGCCCGCAGCCTTCGCCGCCGCCGCCGCTGCGTTCACGTCCGTTTCTGGGGAAGCTTTAGCCGCTGCCGCTTTACTGAAGATGTGCGTCGCGGGGGTGGCTTCGGGTACCGTAACGTCCATATTGACCGCGCTGACCCCTCTGGCGGCGTCCGGAGCCACTACCTGCTTGCTCTCGGTGGTCTGGCGCGGCACCGTGCTGGCAACGTCTGCTGCGGGCGGTGGAAGGGCGATGGGCGGCGTGGCCTGCCCTGCGGTGGGCGAGGGCTGCGTCATAGTCTTGGTGACCACATCTTTATCGACCGGAGAAGGCCTGCCTGTGCGCGCTTGGAAGGATGCAGCCCTGTTGCCCTCGCGCGCTTCGTCTGCGACCCCGCTGCGTGCCGCTCCTGCATCCTGCGCCGCGTTGTCCAGCTCTTGCTGGCGAATCACCTCTTGCTGGGCGGCGGTACGCTGTACGTCGGTGTTTTGATCGCGAAGCGAGTTCGCTTGCTTGTTTCGATCAGCCGCGAGGTCTGCTGCGGTCTGCTCCCCTTGCGTAGCTCTAATCGCTTCCTGTTGCGCGACGCCTCGCTGGGTGTCAACATTCTGTTCGCGTAGTTTGTTTGCCTCTGCATTCCTTTGGATCGCTGCGTCCTGCGAATTCTGCTCGAGCTCTTGCTGGCGCAGGAACTCTCTCTGGGCGGCTTCCGGAGTGGTGGCTGTCGTTTCTGGGTCGGGGAGTTTTGGCTGCGGTAAGGGCTTTTCGGTGGTGTCAAAGTTCGAGAGAGCCTCCTTTACTACTCGGTTTCCGACAATTTCGGGGCCACCAGATACCTTGTCCACAGTACTCTCGGTTATTCCCTTGATCGGAGAGGACGTTGATCCAGTCTCGCGGCGCCCAGCCTGCACGGTGTCCTTGTTTGCAGAAGATTCCATCTCATCCGCAAGGGAGCGCAGCTTGCCGGCGCGCTGGCGAACATCGGCAATGTCATCCGGCTCAAGCCCATTCATGTCCGCAAGTGAGCCGTGCAGGGTCTTGGTCAACTGCTGCTTCTCCGCCAGAAGGTCCGCATCGCTGGCATTCGCCTCAGTCGTCTGAGATTTCAGCTTTTTGCGGAAGTTCGACTTGAGTTCGCGGTTGATGACATCCACTCGGTCATTGATTTGTCCGAGGGTCGCTTGGTTCTTGCCATTGCCCGACATCTCGCCGTTGTACTCTTCCGGAACCGTTTGGAACTTGCCAGAGTGTGGACGTAGCAGATTGTCGGTGTAGTGTGCCTGGACATCTGCGGCGCGATCGCGGAAGGCCTTGGCGGCGTCGAGCTTGCTGTTGATGGGGATTCCCTTACGCTGGGCGGCGGCGAGTGCATCGCCAACTTCACTTGAGGCGCTCTTGATGTTTGGCACAGCAGCCTCATCTGGAGTCATCGCCTTGACTAGGCTCTGAGCTTGGAGTTCGGCCGGCGTAAGCGCTAGCGGCTTGGGCCGCACATGCTGGATGAACCGTTCTTTTGCTAGTTGCGCTGCGCTGCGCGCTTGTGCTGGGTCCTTCACTGCGGATGCAATGTCGCCGACATTTACCCCACGCGCCAAAGGAATTCTACCTGCCATCTTGAGCACTTGCCCTGAACCTTCAGCCACGGCTGGTGATACGGCTGTGCCTACAATCGTGCCCATAGTCGCAGGGTCGGTAACTTCGCTCTTGAGCAAGCCTGTGTAGCTTTCGTCGCCAGAACTTGGAATGGACTCGCCTGCCGCCTTTGCGACCTGACCCACTACCGGAACCGCTTGGACGAGATGTGCGATGGCTTCGCCACGCCGGTCATGCTTGGCTGCGTCAAACGCTGCCTTGCCTTCCTCTACCGTGTTCTGAATTGTGCTGCCCACTGCGTTGCGAATTGGGTTATCGATCGCATTGGGATCTGTCATCGTGGCAAGGTTCTTGATGTCGTTCAGTGGGTGCGCCAAAATATTCCCCACTGTTGACAGTCCTGATGCGTCTGCGAAATTCTTCAAAAACTTTAGCGCTCCTGATGACTGCTCCGGGGCAATCTTTCCGCCGGCTGCGATAGCTGCATGCATTTGATCATCAGGAATCCACCGCGGCGTCCCTTTGGGGTCTGTCATTTTAATGGCATGCTTCCCACCAGCGGCAATTGCAGCATCCACCTGCGCTGCGGGGATCATGCGCACCTGCCCCGAAGGATCGACGATGGGAACGGACTTGTCTGCCATTACGGTTTCACCACAGGATGAGCATCCCAGTTGAACGTGCCTGTCGCTCCAGTCGCTGCCTTCTTGCCCTCCACCCGTTCAATGATGGAGGTTAGGTTGTCTCGGTTGGACTTGATCGCCCCACCCACGCCCTTAGGCCCAGTCTTTAGCCCATTCAAAAGCTCTTGCTCTGCGGCCTTTACGTTCTCAAAGGAGCGGGAGCCGTGGATACCAGCGTTTGCCATCGCAAAATTGTGCGCAGCATTACCGAGAACCTGAAGATCGGGATCGTCAGAGCCGATCATTTGGTCGACGTTCGAGATGCGTCCACCAATCATGCCTAACAAGTCTGGCCTGCGGGTAACGACATCTTGGATTTGGTCGAGATTGTCAGAGGCGACGTGCGCGAGGCTGGCGCGGTTGCGGTCGGCCACGGTCGGTTGTAGCCCTCCCGGCGTGGTGATCGCTGGCTTGCCGCTGATCGAGGTCGCGCCAGCAGGAACAGAGTCGCCCGGTTGGATGAGCTTTGCTGTCATTCCGCCCTTGCCATCAGGAACAAGCATTTGGGTGCCTTGATCCTTCTCACCCTTTGCGGCTTGGCGGATCTGGCGGTAGTCCTCAAGCGTTTGCGGGGCGTGCCCGTTCTCCCTCTGGAAGACTTGCATCGCCTGGTGGGTTGCAATTTCATCTTCCGTCGCTTGCCGTGGATCTGGAATCTTTCCGTTAGCCAAAAAGAGGGTGCGATTCGTTCCCTTTAGCCCTAGTTGGTCGGCTTTCTTTGTGGCTTCGTCGAATTGAGCGTCTGTAGTCGCAACCTTGCCCGCAGGAGAGTTTTGATCAGCCACCTGCTTTTCAGTCGCGGCACGCGAGGTGTCAGCGTCCGCGTTTTGCTGCTTGATCGGAATATCCGCAGTCGTGTTGGAAATCTCTCCGGCATCTTTCGAGGCAGCGTCCTGCTGCTTACGCTGGTCGGACATCTGCTTGAACCGCTCAAGGATGTTCGTTCGGTCAGTCTGTGCCCTGCCTAGTTGCGCTTGCCGGGTGGCATCGTCTTGGCGGTATTGCTCGTTGGGCGCGCTGTAGTCGACTACCTTCTCCGGATGCCCGGCGAACCCTTCGCGGAAGTCATTCAACCCTCTGCCAACGTTGCCCCAGAAGCTCTCTTTGTACTGCTTTTGATCGGGGTTTATGGGTGCGCTTTTGGCTGCGATGGTGGTATCGTCGGCAGTCGTGTCTGGCAGCGCTGGCTCTGGAGCGAGCAGGTTTCCAGCGGCCTGGCGGGCATTGGTGATGTCTGGGCCGTTGCCGGATGGACTGACCGAGGGGCTTACGGGAGGCTTGCCGGTTGCCATGCTTGCAGGCGTGGGTGCGGACGGTGCCAACGATGCCGGCGGGGGCGCGGCGGGTGCCGTGGGTTGCACGCGGTTGAAGAGGCGCGGCTGACCTGGCGCCGGAACGAGGCTATTCCCATTCGGACTCATCGGGTTTGGATTCGCGGGTGCCCCAGTCATCGTGCGAGGATTCGGGGGCGTTGCGTTCTGCGCAACCTGCATCGGTGCCGTAAGGGATTGCATTACCTGAGCACGCAAAGCAGGATCAGCCTTCAAATCTTCCGGGTCGTAGCCCAGCGACTGCAAAACATTCCCACTCCGACTCATCCCCGCAAGCGCGTCACCGTAATCTGCCATCTATTTGCCCTCCCGCGCCTTAGCGAGTGCTGCGTTGAAGATGGGAAGGAATAACTTGCGAAGTACAGGGAAACGCCGAATCCATCCCGCCACGCGCTCTCCCACCTGCAAGTAGATGTGACCGAGGATGAAGCCCCAGAAGGTCTTGACGAACTCCTCGAAGATCCACTCGCGGACAAGAACCGTACGGGGCTCAGTCCATCCGCCGTAAAGCTCCGACGCAATCCAGCATCCAACGAGGCCTGCAAACCCAGCACCAGCGGCCGTCCCGAGGCCTTTGCCCAGCGCGCCACCTGCCTGCTCGCCGAACTCATCCCAAAAGCTTGGTTGCTCGCTGGCCTTCTGATCTGTGCTTAGTGCGGTATTGCCAGCCTCGGCCTCGGTGCCTGCCAGTTTGCCCTGTTCGCCGGTGATGGCCCCCTGCAAGGATGCGGGAAGAGCAGATGCTTGCAGAACCTGGCTACCGTACCCTGCACCGGCTTTTATCCGGTTTGCATTGGCTCCTGCCTGCGTTTGCATGAGATTGCGGGTGTTTTGCTCGCTAGCTGCGGTTCCTGCCGCTACTCCTGCCCCTGCATTCTGCCCTGTGCGGACTTTCGCGGCCTGCGCAGCTTCGGCGGCTGCCTGTGATCCTGCGTCAGCGGTGCCTGCGGTCGACTGGTTTACAGATGTCTGGTAAGCCCCGCCCGCACCATAGGGATTATTGGCGGCGAAAGTCGACAGTTCGCCCGAGTAGTCGTTGACGTCGCCCTGCTGTTGATTGATCGAGCCTTGTGCGCCCTGAAACGCCGTCTGCGCGTTGGCGTCGTAGGTTTTGTTCTGACCCCCAGCTGTTGAAGCGACGGCGGACTCCTGCGCTCGGCTCATCGATTTTCCCCTATGTCTCTCTAAAGAAGTGTGCCAAGCGATGGTCTAGCCGTGTCATGCCGAATGCTTCTAGTAGTTTACAGTGGGCTTCTGTTGCCCTGCTCATTGGCACGAAAGTGTGCAGGTCGTCGTACCCTTTTCGCTTCAGCAAGTCCGCCATCATGGGGATGTGCGCCGCCGCGAATTCCATGTCTCCCCCAGCCACCCCCATAACTTCTATGGTTCGCGTGCAAATAAAGGCTCCGCGCACCCTTTTATTGTTTTCGACCACCAGTGCGAGGGGAACATTTGGCACCAATTGGCCGAATCCTGGGTGAGTGGAGTCCATCTCGAAGATGCGTGGAATTGGGTAGCTTGTGCCGTCTCTGCGGTTCTGCGCATCCGCCATCCTCCATATCCCCGGCAAGTCCTTTGGTTCCATCATGCGCACTCTTTGGCTCATTTGCCTCCCTTGTAGATGGGTGCTTTATGCCGGGCAGCGTAGGCGTCCATGCGCGCGTGGAACTCATTGAGCTCTGCAATCTTCGCCTTCACTAGTTCGCGGGGATTATGCTCTCCCTCGGCGTGCACCAGAACTCCATCCTTCTGAAGTGTGAGGCCGGTCTTCACTTCCTGGCCGCAGTGTGGGCAACTCTTGCCGTCTGTTCCGGTGCCGAGCATGATGTAGAAGTGGTGGCGTGCTGGGTTTCCAGAGCGGTCGAGTACGCCGCGCTCGATCAGCACGAACCTGTGGACACCTTCGGCCTTGTCAAGCTCTTCGCGTTCTATCTCCCAACCCATCGAATCTCCTATACCGCAGTCATCCGGCCGCCGTTGGAAGCCTCAGCCCCGCCGCCGCCGTCTTGGCCGGGATTTGTGTCGCTTACAACAACCACTTTACCAACCGGCTGAATATTATCTTCCAGCACGGCGCCGAGAGTGGGTTTCACCACGTAGGTTCCCGATCCTTCGCCCTGATTACCCGGAACCCACCCAACAAACTGATTTGCTCCGAGTGAGGAACCTACAATCGTCGCGGGCGGGAGAACGGTTTGAGCACCGCCCTTGAGCGCCACAGCGCTGGTAAGCGTGCCGCCGGCTCCCTGCACGATGATAGCCGCTGTACCGCTGGCCTGCGTTGAGGTGACTGTAGCAAGGTTGGTTTGGGCGAACGCCGCACCGTCCGACGTGGCTGCGCTAGAAATGAGACCGGAGGACACCGCAGACTGCCCGTGCAATGTCGGTTGATTGAATGTCGACTTGTTGTAGCTTGACCGCACTCGAAAGAACATGTTCGCGCCGGGATTGTTGACGACACCGCTAGTCGCCTGCGTTACCGGAAGAGTTACAACCCCATTCGTGAATCCCTTGGTCGGTGAGTAGCTTACTTCATGGTAGAGCGTACCAGCGGCTGTATTCTCTGCTGGCGTGATGGCATAGTTGAACGCACCATTTGAGCCATTGACGGCAATCGAGCCCTGCGGCGGGATGGCGATGTTCTTGGTATTAGTGGGCGTCGTACCTGTTGCCTGCTGCTGCTGCTGGATAGCTTCATCGAAGTTTTGAAGGAGCACACGGAAGTCGTTGACGTTGCCGCCCATTGCGCTTTCAATCAGCGATGCGTTCGGGGATGGCGTGTTCTTGGCCATTAGCTCGAGCTCCCCCGCGCCGTCCGAACTGGGATTATGTAGGCGGTTGCCTTCTTTATGGAGAACCACACATCTGGCTGCGCGCCGTTGTCATAGAGGATCTTCCAGTACGTTCCCACCTGCCTCTGGGGCTTACGGGTGAAGTCGTCCTCATCGTTTGGCGTAAGAATCATGGGCGTGCAGCGCAGGACCTTGTTCGCGGCGCTGTTGCCGGTAAGCGCTTGGCGTCCTTTGAGGAAGCTCACGTTTACCGGCCCCCTGCCGACTACGCTGGTGGTTACGCCTTCCGGCTTGCACTGCTTCTGCATGTCGGAAGCGCTCTGCGTCATGAACTTGCAATCGATGCCGGCGCCATTGTCGTTGTACACGCCTGGGGTTCTGGCATTGACGATTCCGCTGGGGTCGGTCTGCGTGTAAGCGAGCTGTGAGATGTAGAAGTCGGAGCCAGTCTGCGAGGTTCCATCCGGCCCCAAGGGAAGTGGCGGCGGGTTTGGCACTGCCCGGTAGATTCGTTTGCAAACGTAGGCCGAGACATCGTTGAAGCTCCACCGGCGCGCAGCTTCCTGGCTAATTTCCTTCTGCGAGAACGTGCTGAAGTGAATGGGGTTTTGCCATCCCTCGAGGTAGCTTAGGCAGAATTCCTTGTTCGGGATCGTGCTTTGTCCCGTAGGAACTTGGATCCTCACCGTGTGCGTATCGTCATCGATCGCAACCGAAATGGTCTGTGCAGCCGCCCAGTTGATCGATCCCCACTCGCGAGGGATTTCCTTGCTCATCAAGTCTGGGGCGGTGTCGTCGTGCCGATAGACTCCGGTGCGGTGCACGAAGATAATGAACTGCCCATTGCAGTCAAAAGCTCTCGGACCGCAAGGGCCAACACCATTGCCCTTCTGCGCGCTCCACCGAGACTTTGCTCCCCACGTGTTGGGCATACCCGCACTCGGGGTAATGACAACCCCTGATCTTTCCCGCATCGCATAGATTTGATTGCGGTACTCGCAGATGCCCCAGCAGATTTCTCCGGTTGCTGTGGTGATCGGGAGATAGCTTCCCGCGGCGTCGTAGCTTTCGTAATCGCCCTCAAGCGAGACAACCACTCCGCTCGTGTACCCAGGCACTCCAGTATGGAATAGAGCATCCGCTTCCACTGAATATTGAACGCTTACCGATTGAGGGGGCGGCCCCAGAGTCAATCGGTCAGTCGTGTTGTTCGCCCCGGCTCCTGCACCAATCTCCCCAGTCAAGAACTCATCGGTAAAGTTGAACGTGCCTTTGGTGGTGACGTTATCGAGGAAGACGGTCGGGATGATGGTGATGCTGTCTGACAGGAAGCTGTTCGGGTACACCTGATTCTGCGAGGGTATCTGGGTGTCGACGACGCCAATCCACGCAAAGGGTCCTGCCTGCGTCCCATCTGCCACGGTCCAATTGATGACACGCCCGATGATGTTTGGTGGTCCTATGGCTACATTGAAGACGGCTATCTCCCATCCATCCTCGTCCACGATGTACTTGCTCACCGCAGATTGCGTGAATCCGGAGATAGTCTCGTTGCGATTCATCCACGCAGGAACGGCATAGCGGTAACCCTGGGTGGCGTTGATGCCGCCGTCTGTCTGGTCCGCGGCGATGTTTCCGCCGGGTCCGGTGGTGTTTACGGTGGTTGGGGTGCGTCCGGTAGCCGTCTCAGTGATGAACTCCACGCCTGTTACTGGAAATGAGCCAACCAACGCATAGGCGTTGACGGGAGGCTCGACGGCACCGGTGGGAACATCCGCTTCGTAAATGTTGATGGTGGTGAGTTGGGGAAGGTTCGCGACCGCGGACAGCGTTACCTGCACGGCGTCATTTGCTAGGGTGTCGATGATCGAATTGGAGGGGCCCACAGGGGTTTCGCCCATGGCATTCGAGTAGCTGAGTCGCACCCAAACATCCCGACCCGCAGGAAACGAGCCTACGGGGAGGGTAGCAGTGTTGTCTGCAGGCGGCTGAACGCCGGTTGCGGCTGCGGTGATGACGGGCGAAGCGCCGAGCGGGAAAGAACCAACCAGCTTGAACACTGTCGGCGCCGCAGAACCTGAAGCTACGTCCGCTTCGTAGATGTTGACGCCAGTGACGGTGACACCATAGGACGCGGCGAGGGAGACCCGCACGCCGGTTGAGCCTGCAGTGGTGGTAATGCTTGCCACAGCGCCAGCGGTGGTCTCGCCGAAGGAGTTTGTGAGCGTCAGCAGGACATACACGCTGCGGGCGGATGGGAAGGTTCCACCGGCGGTTACTAGGCTCAGGTCGGGGGCTCCCGGTGGCAACACAGTCTGGCCGGCCGAGACGCGTGTCAAAACAGGTTCTACGATCGGCGCTGGCAACTGCCCTGGGGTGATGCGGGCGGAGTTAATGGTTGGGACGTTGATTCCGCTAGTCGCAGTTCCCGTGACTGTTGCGGTCGTGCCAAGACTAAAGCCGCCAACCTTCTCATAGGTCGATTGCGCGGGGGCCGGATCTCCGAAAGCTACATCCGCCTCGTACACATTGGCTTGGAGGATCGAGTATGGCGCCACTAGTTGAGACAGCCATCCAGCAAGAGACGCGAGCGCGGGGATAGAGACTTGGACAGCCTGCCCTGCCGCGGTGGTCGTTATGCTCGCAGTCGCCCCTGCGATGGTCTCGCCCATCCCGTTGGTCATGGTTAGGAAGATGTAGACCGTTTGCCCTGCAGGAAACGTTCCGCCAGTGGTGAGACTTAGTACAGGAGCGTTGGGCGGTGGGATGCGGTTCGCAATCACCATCGTCAGCTCTTTCCACGTAACCCCTACCTGCCCGGCAGCGACAGGCGTCTCAGTAACCTCTCCACTCTCTGTGAGAGGCCATACGGGTTCATCGCCAGAGCCAAGCGCCGTGTAGCCAGAGTTTTGCGCCTGGTAGGTATGCCCGTTGCCCTGCTGTCCGGAAGCTGAGAGAGATGGCGTGCAGACCTCGCCCGCGTAGACGTAAGTCTTAGGCAGCCAATTCCACCCAAACGGCTTCATGCCCAGAGGGTCAAGATTCAACGTCTTGGGGTTATAGCCCGAGCAGAAGCTCGCCGGCATCTTCAGGTTTGAGTAGGCAGAGAAGATGAGGTTTGCAGTCTGGGTATTGATTTGATGGGAGTTGGTTGGCGGAACGAATAGCCCTGCGGGCACAGGGATCATGCGGCCGGTTCCTACTGGGTATTCGCGCTCAAATGTCCCCGCAAGGTTGAAGCGGATCACCTGCTGAAAGAATGGATCATCTGCCGATTCTGGCTCGTACTGAAAGTCCCACAGGCCTGTACCCGGGGACTTCGCGCCCTGCATGATCTGGCAGTTTCCGGCTCTAGTGGTAGCGCTTAGGCCCGCGCCGGTAGCATCGCGGGTGAAGTCGATGTTCTTGCACACCGCCGCGCAGCCTACGGGCAGGTTTGTAGGATCGTCCTGATCCACCTGCCCGAGCATTCGACCAATAGGTACTGGCGTTCCCGCCCAAGTAGGCATGAATTCCTCTCATGCTTACTGCTGAACGGTTGGGCAGAGGATTTCGATGAACAACTCACCGTTGAGAATGCCCGCGGGATATGCAGCTGCGGTCGTGATCTCTGCGCCACCCGGAGCGTAGGCACGAAGATTGAACGTGGTCACCGCGCTCAATCCAGAGCCAGTCACGATGCGCTGAATCTCCACATAGTAGCCAGCCAACCATGCGTTTAGATCGTAGGGCGTCACTGGAAGATTTTGGGGAGTGAAGGGAACCTGCACCAAGACCTGCGGATCTGAGATGGCAGTTAGCGGGAGGGGATCTCCACCTACTGGATAGGTGCCGCCAAAAGTGACCTTTACGATATTGCGGTCTGGGTTAGAGGCCGGCGACGTTTGGACGAGTGCTAGAGCAAGCGACATGTAAATTCTCCTGTTGTGAGTTTAGCCCAGCCTGTTTTTGCCTAACTCCAGAACCACCCGCACCCGCGTTGGCGACGATTATTCGACCCTGCGCGTGCCGTAAACCCTTGCTTTTGCCTGATGAGCTTCGCCACGATATTGTCTGCCGCAAGCTCTGCCTGAGCGCCCGCCGCTGTGTAACTTGCGTTGCCTGACTCAGTTCCAATGATAGCAAGCGTGGCCGGGGTAACGCATATCTCCATATCAGGGTCGACAACTAGCTGATCAGTGTCTTTTACTAGTGCGGGGGGATTGAATCTCCCATCCACCAGGAAGTCCACCGCAAAGCTACTGATGGGCGAGAGGAATATCTGGTTGCCGCGCCACGTCCACCCGAAGGCGTTCGTCCCCCAAAAGTTCACTGGCTGTGAGGAACCGCCCGCTACACTCTGGCCTGGGAGAATCGTCTTCTTCTCCACCATCTGCCGATAGCAATACTCGGGCGAGCCTGCCAACTTCCAGAACAAAAACAGAGGTTCGTACAGCCCATCTAAGAGATTGCCGGGCTGCTGGAATTTGGCGAGCGTGGTGAGTCCCTGCGTGATTGGATTGCCATTGACATCCGTTGCCGCAGGGATCTCCACCATCCTCTCAAGGTTAGCGCCCGTCGCATTCTTAATGTATAGATAATAAAAGCGATACGCGAAATTTATCTTTGGGACGAGGTAGTCATCGCTAAGCCACCCGTTGCTATCATCGTCGCCAATGATTGACCGTACCGTCGCCTTCACGTCCCCCAGAGTGTTCAAGGCCTACTCCTCGCCAGGAAGTGCCGTGGTTGCTGCGTCGGGGATTTCCTCGGTCGGGTCGATAGCAGCCGCCTTCGCAGCCTTTGCCGCCCGCGCCGCCGCCATCCTGTCCGGCTTCGATTCGCCTACCGCAGTCGCCGCCGGCTCATCACCGAAGCCTTGCTTGCGTGCCTTCATCTCCTCGATGGCCAATGCACGCTCTTCACCCTTCAGCGCCATCAGCCACGATTCGGAAACTGGAAAGCCAGCCATAAAAGTGGTGAAGGTGTTGATTGGCGCCGCGCACTTGGGGCAGAAGGGAGTATCGTGTTCAGGCTCTACAGCCTTGCACGCCTGGCACTTGCGCAGGGTAAGGTCTTTGACTTCTTGGTCCGGGTTCACCAGATACTCGTTCAGCCAAGTCTTTTCACCAGCCTTTGGGCGTGCAGCGTAGCCAAGCTCAATTAGCCAACGGAACCAGATGCGGTCGCTGTCTGAAATGTCTGCAATGGTTTCGGTCTCGGACCACTTCTGCTGTGCACGCGCCACGGTCG